TAATTGCCATTTTATGACTTTATTTTTATCATAGGTTTGATGTCGTAAGAATATCCTAATCTTTTATTATATATCAACCTAAAATTCATAGGCTTTTGTTTATGTGATTTATAAGTAAAATTATTGTCAGGGGAAAATCCTCCGTCACCAATTAAATTAATATCTACAGTGTTTACAATACTCGAAGCACTACCCTTAAAACGTTTAGTGTATAATTGAATAGAATCAACAACAAACTGTGATATAACATTTTTATTAATATAGAAATCAGCGTCGTCATTTAGCGTAGTCTTATCTCCGGCAGAATTTTGTGCGCTTACATAATTTCTAATGGCATTTAATACACCATCAGTCCTTAGAATTCTAGTAGCAACGTCTGTGATATAGAAATCAGCAATAATTTCATTTTCGTCTTCAAACATTAATACTTCTGTATCATTGATAGAGTTTTTTAAGATCTCATCCAATTCTTCTTTACTTTCAATAACTTGATAGTTAAACGAATAAAGATTATATTCATTCTTAACTTTCATAGCAGTTGATGCTAAGTAAGATCTTTCTTCTGTATTGTCTACGGTTCCTGGAACATCTTCGCTTTTTCCACCTGAAAGAGATCTAGTGTAGTAACCAAAATCCCATGAAGATCTAAATACATTAACATCTTTTTTAGAAATTGCAATCTCATCAATTAATGGATATAGTGGTAATTTATCAGAAGACTCTGACAATTTAGTAATACCAGTAGGATTAGTTTCATTTATTTTATGATAGAAATGATTTTTAATTAATCCCCAGCTACCGTCATGTACGCCACCGTCTTGTATAAACCCAATATTAAATGTAGTACCACATCGATTGTATCTTTCATAATAAGCTTTAGCCGTAGTTAATTCGTAACTATTTGTAAGAGAGTGTTTGTACATTATTGATTCAAAACCAACTTCTCTTTGATCTGCACTTGCTTGAATTCTATTAGATTTAAAATGAGTATACATGTCTGTGAATGTAACAACTGGTCTAAAATCTACCGTATATGCTCCAGCGTGTCTAATCAAGAATGGATAATATAAAGCATCATCCTCTCTAGTCAAATTATATCCAATAATACCTTTAAACAGTTTATAACTTTTAGGTTTATCATTATCTTCTTCCACAGAAAGAGTTGCATATTTAACTATTTCAGTACCATCCTCGAAATTAATAGTAAATCTATTATTATTAATTGTACCATCTTCCTCGACCGTAGTATATGTAACACTATCATCGTTTAAGTTAATCATGTTGGCTACACTGTTTATAGAAATCTTATTTAAAATAGTTTCATGTATATTAGTACCTCCATCGACATATGAATATTTTATTCTTCTTTGGATGTTATTAGGTAAATATGCTACGTCTAAAACATCGTCTGGATCGTTTACATTAACTGGAGGTCCAACAACTTTAATGGTACTTGAGTTTTCAACAGAGTACACTTTAAACTTATAGATAGTATTACCAGGCGTAGTTGGATATAAATCCATTAACACATCACCGTATAATCCATTTTCACCTAAAACAATTTGATTTTCAAAATCAGGGATACTTCCGTCAAAATGATTTATACCTTCAATCGTATATGGTGAACCTTCAGAGAAATTTGCAGTATTCCAACTTAATGCACCGTCAAATGGTGTATTCGCATAAGTATAATCTTCTATTGTGTGATCGTATACGATTTTGTGTTTTAATTCATATAACATTTTTCTGTTCATATTACCTTTAATCCAGTAATCACCAAGATTTAAAGTAATGAAGAATATTACAAACTTAAACTTTTTATTTTGTATTATTTCAAATTCAACATCGTTATTAGTAACATCATTATTAGTTTTTAATAGAATACTAAACTTATATCCATTAAACTCACTGCTTTTCACAAAGTCTAGCGCGGTTTTATTGGTAAATTCTTTTCTATTTTTTAAGACAACTTTTAAACCTTTAAATATAGTACTCGCAAAGGCACCAGTATCTCCGCCGTCAATTAAAGTATATTTCTTTTTAAGGTCAGTCTTAAAAAACGTGTTATTAATATCATCTGGGTTTAAATAACCCCTAGTATACCCGCCGAATGTATCATATATGCCCTGAACATCATCACTGTTTAGATTCTTTTCAAATCCTTCAGTAATCATAAATTTATCAAAATAATTATTCTTAGTACTCTTAAATAAATTTGGAGTTAATTCAAAATCCTCTATAAAATTAATATATGAGAATGTGTTGTTTAATTCATCATATCTTAAATAACTAGGTTTCTTCTCCATATAGAACCACTCATGTGTCATATCATCTTTACTACGTTCAGTAGCACTTAAATCAGGTGAAAAGTTTGTTCTACCAAATGCTTCGTTAGTATTTAGATAATAAGGTTGATCTCTAACTGTTAAAGAATCTTTTAAAACCCATTTGTTTATATTTGGAACCACTCTCGAATTAGTGGCAAACTCTTTTAATTGATTCTCTTTTAGTCTATCAAATTCACTAGTTATAATTTCAGCAGAAATATCATCAACAGATTCTTCTGATAAAATACCAGATAAATTAGAGAAATAATTAATAGGTTTTAGTGGATAATTATCGCTAAAAATATCATTAGCAGATAATGTTGTATTGTATTCTCCCGTAATTGGATCAATATTAAGTATGGTATTTTCATATGGTTCATATGCAATATTTGCCCTAGTTTCATAATCTAGTTCTTTTAGATCTGAGTTAGTAGTATCATAAAAGTCAAAGTTCATATCGTATATGTTATATGCTGAAAATAAACCAATTTTTACAATATTCTCACTAAATACTCTAGCCTCCCCGTCTTTAATATCGGATTTTAAGCTTAATATTAATTTTGATCTAGTAGAATTAGGTATACTTATATCCTCTACAATATCTATTACTTCGTTAAATATACCAGCATATTTAGTTTCTAAATAATCTCCTACTGAAATTTCGCTTAATGTTGTATTGTTTATGTAAACTGATTTACTAGTAGAATTACCTCCGTTTAAATAATGAGCATCCCACTTAGAAAGAATGTAACCCGCACCTTTTCTTAATTTTAAAATATTATTAAAATCAATATTGTCAACATCTATAAAATCAATTACATTTTCTTTGTTAACTAAAACAGCATGTTGTAATAACCTATATCCAGGAACCCTAGCTTTAACCCAAAGATCAGACCCGATATTATAAGCATCTAAAGGACTATCATCTGCATGAATAACTCCTGCTAATGCAGAGGCAATATCACTTAATGTACCTTGGTTAGAGAAGAATTTTCCACTATAAGTTCCTTTCGGTAAAGTATAATTAGCAGAATATGTTCTGTTTTGAATATTAATATTGGTTTGAATTTGATCAACTCTTATTATAGAACTTATAGCTCCGGTTACCGCCATGTTTAGATCACCTAGGTTTGTTTCAATCTCAGTTAAAACAATAGACTGTGATTGATAATCAAAACTAATGTGGTAATTACCAACAGCACTAGTCTTTCTGTAGATTGTTATTTTATCTGGATCACTTATCGCCGACTCAATATTACCAGCAGTCTCCTGAAGAGTAGACCCTAACAATAAAGAATTATCAAATAAATTGTGAGTTCCCTGTGAATCTTCTAATCGAATATTAATACCCTCTCCCGGTGTTTGTTTAATAAAAGTAAATTTATAAGACTCCTCTCTTGATGCTACCACAGCAATTTTATCATTACTGTCTGGCACATCTACAATAGACATTTTAACAAAATCGTAGCCTCTTTCGTCATTTTTTATTAGATCGACAGATTTGCCAGTATGTGATATACCTATAGTGCTAGGAATATCTCCAGTAGAATCATCAATTCTAACTTCTAGATTTAGAGAATCATAAAGACCTGAATTAGATATCTTATAGTATACACCATTAATTAATACATAACCAAGTGTTGGCGTAGTACTCATTTGTTTATGTGTTGGAATTGCAGTTGTTGGTTTACTTGGATTTACCAAAGACGAAACCCCTGCGAATTTAATAACATTATTAGATATTGAACTTATTTCACCAAAGCCCGAATCTATATCATCTACGTAAAGACCGAAATACCTATTAATGCTATAATCGCTAGAATCATTATCATCAAATAAAAATTCTAAGTTTAAAAGATTGGCACATAAAATATTGTTTCTTCTAAAACCGTCTGTGATAAAGTCATTAGCTTCAATTAAAGCTTTATCAGTCTCTACGAAGTCTTTGTAGATATATTCACCCTTACTAGTTAATTCACCAGAAGACAAATCAATACCATTATAGTTAGTAACTTCATTTTTGCCAAGCGAAACAGTAATAGGTGATTTAGGGAATGTTTCCTGTTGTACATGTGCCCTGATGTATTTACCCAGGTTTGATTTTTTAGATAAATCAAAAGTTTTGATAATCTCAGCGTTCCTTAATATCTCTTGAATCCTCCTAGCATTGTCTAAAGTAACACCAGATGCATCAACACCCCCTGGGTTTTTAACTTTAAATATAACAAAATTGTTTGGCATGTTATTATCAGCCCAAATAGGTGCCAACATCCTATAACTCTCATCGTAGTTTTTAGAATAATTATATGTAGTACCATATTGATACTCTTCCTCTATTTGTTTATTATAAGAATCTAATACTGTCAAGTCCGACTCAGATCTTTTAGTTAAATAAACAAGATCAGATGTGGTGCCGTTTTTCTTAAAGAAATTAGCAACATCGGTTGAATAATTACCATTAGGATTTATTGGACTCTTCTTGTATTTTATACCAGCTAAATCTTTACTAGCACTGATACTTTCCATATAAACTGAACCATCTGAACTTGTAACTAGTTTAACGTTACCTGATAATTTGGGGTTAGTTCTTAATAGTGGTTTAGCTACATTGTCTAATTTATAGTTAGTTTCTGTTTTAAAGTTTGGTCCAGCAGAAACAGTTTCATAACCCTCAACAAACGGGAAAGTATATGTAGTTGTAACGCTTGAATTATCACCTATAACACAGAAACTAGATGCTATACTTTCATATACATCAACTTTAACTTCACTACTTAAACCTATTTCAACGCCAGCTGAAACAACTGGCCTTTGTTGAGATGTGATACCTGAATCCTTAAGCAGGGCAATGGCATCGTCAATATCTTCTGCGGTTATTTTAACACTATACTCTAAACAACTATCAAAGCCGCTGGTCTTGATTACATTACCAAATGATAAAGTATCAATAAATGTTTTTATATAGCTACCAGCATCACTAGAAACGTCCGTGTGTAGTCCATTAATAACATATATTGGCCAGAATAAAGTTTCTGTATTATTACCAGCCTCAGGCCCTTCTATTTCCGGATTTAATGAATAAAAACCATAAAATACATTTATATCATTTACACCAGGTTCCGGTCTAGATATGGTATTATTAGTTATGTTGGGCTTTATATAAGTCGAACACTGACCACTCGATACTATACTTGATCCGGAAACAGTAAGTCCGTCTGAGTCATAACCATACCATTTTAAATTAGCGCCATCGCCTGGATTTTCCCAAATTAAATAGCCAGAAAGATCATTAAACACATTTGATTCAAATAAATCTATTTGATCTTCGCTAGTTGCACCTAATTCAGTTTTATAAACAGGTGTGTTAGATTTAGCTAATCCTAAAAGATCAGTAAAAGGCGCAGTACCCTCTGGTCTAACATACCACAAAGTGGTGTTCGTAACAACGCCGTTACAAAATTCATTTATACTAGGATCTGATAAATTTGATTTGTTAGCTACTAAACTATATGTAACGTTAACAATATCCTCTTCACAATACCATTCAAGTGTTCCGATAGAAGTTAATCCCCAATCATTAATCAAAGATCTTTTATAATATGTGCCAGCAGGAGCTTCGCTGTAAATACCACTATCAATTAAACCTATCGTACTAGCGCCTCCGGTACTTGTATATAAATCTGAATAATATTCACTAATAAACAGAGGTGTGTTGTCAGCTACTAATTGAGGAAGTGTTTTTTGAGACGCGCCATCATACCATACTGTTATTTCTTGATAATCTTCAGCACAATGTGTTATTGTGTTAGTTGCATATAAAACCGCAGTAGAACTAGAGTTTACCGAAACAGTACATGGAATAATACCATTAGTTACAATTTGACCGCTGCTGTTAATTTTTAATACACTTGTGGCACTATTATCTGAGACAGTAATATACACATCTGTCGCGTTTGGTGGTGTAAATTTATTTAATAAAGATTGATCATAAAAAATAGAATCACCGCCAGATAATTGAGCAACATTATTTGCCTGCACGGTACTTCCGTAGCCAGTCGCCAGTGTTGGAGCGATACACATTGTATTAGGATCACTACCGAACGAGCTTATCTGAAAACTAAATACAGGAGAATATTCAACCTCAATATTGATAGTTGTTGGTGCAGATTCAGCGCCTTTGGAATCAATTGCTTTAATTACCCAACTATCATTACCAAAATAACCTGCATTAGGGGTATATGTAGCCCTTATAGAAGTGTTATCGTTTTGAACAAATGATATAGTTCCATTAGGGGTTGCTGTTATTTGTATAAACGATACTGGATCACCATCAGCATCTGTCGCATTTACAATAAACGTACTAGTGGTATTTTGTAAAACGCTCGTACTGGTTGTGGTTATAACTGGTGCAGAATTCTCTGGATTAATAGTTATGATAGCAGGTGCAGATGTTTGATTTGCAGAATCTGTTACGGTAAACGTAAACGAATCAGAACCTGCCAGTGTTGAGGTATGTGTATAAGTTACTATATTACCTACAATAGTATATGTTCCTTTGGTAGGCGCCGCTACTATATTGTACGTTAAATTATTAGTATCAAAATCATCAGAACCAGATAGTGTAATAGTAACTATATCATTCCATGCCACATCGTATGTTGCACTAATAGCAACTGGTGGATTATCTGATGTTGCAGTTGGTGTGGGCGTTGCAGTCGCTGTAGGTTCAGGTGTTGCAGTCGCTGTAAGTTCCGGCGTTGGTGTCGGAGTTGGAGTTACTACTTCAGTTTCAGTTGGCGTAGGCTCAATTTCAGTTTCAGTTGGCGTAGGTGTAGGCTCAACTTCTGTCGCTGTCGGCGTAGGTGTAGGCTCAACTTCTGTCGCTGTCGGCGTAGGTGTAGGCTCAACTTCTGTCGCAGTTGGTGTCGGAGTTACTACCGCACACTCCTCAATTTCAATGACCTCACCAACGGAACTGATAAGTAATACAACAGTATCATCACTTAATCGCCACCAAAGATCTTGTCCATCAAATTGTGTCCCAAGTTCTAATCCAGGAGTCGTAAATAGTAGTGTACCTGCCCCTAGCGCGCCTTCATGAAATAATTCAGATAATTCAGTTGTTCCGGTTGCGCCACATGCTGTTATAGCACTTGAATAACCTAGATCAGTTTTTAATATGATTGATGCCATTTAGTTAAATCTTTTTATACACAGTCCACCTGTCTGTATTATATATCCAGATTTATTATGTGGCGAATCTCGTCAACTTTGCGGCTCTAATAGAATTTAAGTTTTTACCCTTAGGACTGTATTTAGCGAATACTTCTAGATCAAATGAGAACTGTTGATCATATTTATCAAATATATCTAAACCAATCTTTTTGGTATATGTTAAGTTAGGGAATTTTAGTTTAGCCTGTCCACCGATTCTACCAATATCACTTGAAGCATCGTTACCGTAATAATCAGTCATTCTATATTGGAATATGATATCAACAGACAATGCATTGGAATTATCTAATGTGGCTACTCTACCCTTAATTTCTTTTCTACTCTGCTTGCTGTCACCGCCAACACTTAATGTATTTAAGTTAATCGGTGATAAGAATAAGAAAGCTCCACAAGAACGACCACCTAAAAGATATTGATCATTAGCGCCAAACGACATTTTAAAAGTCCTATCGCCTTCTGTTATTAAATTAGAAGTTTTTTGGAATGCTAATTGTTTAGTAGCTTTAATTGAATTAACAGCAGATGGTGAAAAAGAATTTCCAATTAATGGACTACTATATACAAACGAAGTTCCACTCGCATACGTTGCACTTATAGGCATCGTATATATTGCATTGTTAACCATTGATTGTATATTAGCCCTTTGCTCAGTATCACTAACATTATTTTCGTTTACTGCAGTTTCCTGTGCATCAGCGTATAGGTTTTCTAAATCCGGGTGGTCTTTATGAATAAACAAACCGTTGTTGTAATTTGCAGAACCTATTAATGCAGACGATGAAATACTACACACATCAACTTTTGCTGCTGAAAATTCTCCGCTTAAGTTAGTTACTCCGCCATTATTGTATCTGCCAAAAGTTCCTGTCCATATAAAATCAACAGATGTACCATTACCAGTTGGAGTAATTAAATCTACATTTGACGTCAATGGTTGGAATTCCGCGTAATTTAGTGAGTATTCATAATTATTTAATGAAGATCCCGTAGTAGATAATAGAGACTCTGTTATGTATAGTGGGTTTTGATTAGAAACATCCATAAATCTAGAGTATACAAATTGTCCACGTCTTTGTGCCGATTGGTATGGTGCTTCAGCCAACAAATCATAAGATTGAATCGACTTAGAATCTATATTTTGATATTGAATAGGAACCAAATCATATTTACCTTCTGATGTATAATAGTTGTCTGAGCTTATTTTATTATCTGTGTCATTTGCTCCATTATCATTTAAGGTAACACCAAACCCGTTATCTGCAATAGCAGAACCTGCTGCAGAAGATCTGTATGCCGGTAGATTTCTATCACCAACCAATCTAGAAACTAATTCTAATTTAGTGGCCTTGGTGTTTTCTAATAAAAGTTTAAATGTTTTAGTAACAATATGTCCTTTCTTAACTGTTAAACTTGCAACCTCATCTGCGTAATATCCAGCGAAGATTTGATTTTTAGTACCGTTATTAATAACAGTAACCGTACCATCCTCGTCCATGATTTTAACAACCAATTCACCGATTTCAACTTCAACAGTACCTTTAAGTGCTGCTATTTGTGCTTCTAATTCGGCAATCTTATCATATACTGAAATTGGTTTTTGTTCAGCTGAAAGAAAACCAGACGCAATACTTGTAGCGTTGTGCGCATAATATTTTTCATTAGCACTAAAACTATCATCGATATGTGTAAATACGCCTTTAGATGTTAATTCTTCTGAAATTTTAACAGCCGCGGTTTCAGCAGCATTTGATAATAATAAAGATTCAACATTAGTTGTATCGATTTCTGTAATAGGGAAATCAATAGTGATTGCTTCTGACCAATCAGAATAAATCGGGTTAGCAGGATAACCAGCTTCAGAAACGGATTTAACTCTAATCTCTACTAATTCACCTTCGTTAATTGCAATATCTAATTGGTTAAAGTTAACCTCTTGCGCATCTTCAACCAAACTATTTTGCCACTCAAATTTATTTGTAAATGAGTTTCTATATCTGTCCCTAGCTTTAGTTTTAATTTCATTCCAATTTGAGAATACAGCTGTTTTCTCTCTAGTACCTTCGGTAAATGGAAGTTGAGTAACTTCACCTGCTTTTCCACTAGTAGACAAGTATCTATATTGTATAACAAATTGGACAATATTTTGATCTACTGTATCTGCAACTTTTTTTGCACTTGGTACAGACCAGAAACCTCTAACTCTATATTTAGGCGTAACATTAGTTGCATTAGTACCTGATGCTAAAGATTGAATTTGATTAACAATACTGTTATAAAGATTAGTTTCACTAGTCCTCTCAGTAATAAGAGAGCTTAATTCATTTTTGTCTTTATCTTTTTGAATATTAGATTCATATTTCTTAGTAGAAATCTCAGATCTCTTTTTAACAATAGTTTCATCTAACTTCTTAATCTTTTCTTCAACGTTAACCTTATCAGCTGAAAGTTTCTTAATCTTGTCAGCCGCATCATTCGCTGTTAGGTGCGAGTTAATTTGTACTACCTTAAAGTTGTTAAGATTTAAGGTTGGAGAGTCTGGGGTAATACCCTGTGCTGCCGGTGGGATAGCATCCTCTTTAAGAGCGCTGATGTATCTACCAAAGTCAGCAACTTCAGTTTTGTAATAGTCATCAAGTCTAATTTCTGAGCCATCAGCCTGAATCAGCGTTAATTCATTTGTATATAAGCCAATACCAGGTGACCAGTTTTCAGCTAATATTTTTGAATCCGGATCTATTGCCTTAACAAAAACTATCATCCTCTCGTTAAATCCTACATTAAGGTCGATGTTTAAATTAGCAACATCGTTTTTATAGATACCTAATTGATTCGCTCCGATTTTAATAGACTCATAACCCTCAACCGTTAATAACTCAACTTGATTAGTTGAACCATCAACTCTTGTAATTTTATATCTAGTGTTCTTAGTGCCGCTCTGAACCATAAGTTCATCACCTGCTTTTAATACCTCAGTATCTTTAAGATCCTTAGTGGCATCAGTATATGTTATTTTATCTAGTGTGTATAACTTTATAGCTTTTTTGGTAGTAACACCATCAACTACAATTTCCCTTTTAGAGTTGTTAATTTTTAAAACATCAAACTTACCGGTAAATTGCGCATTTCTATATGGCATATCACGAGTGTCCTCATCTAGTGTGTATGAAATATTGTTATTACTAATTTCTTTAATTATATTTGAGTAATTTAAACCCTCTTTGTTTTTATAATTAGCATTGAAAAATTCAACCGATACGGCACTGGCAGAATCAATTAAGATTCTTTTAACCAAGACTCTTTCTGTATTATTAGGAATTTGACCACTAACATTAATACTAGTAGTTAACAACGGATTTAAGAAATCCTCAAAGAAATAGTTTGCTTTAGTTGCAAAGTTTACAGGTCTAGTGAAACTAGTAATATCATTAGCTGGTGTTTTAAGTGTAGAAGTAATAATATTTTGATAAGTACCGTCTGGTAACTTAATCCTAGTATTACCTTTACCTAATCCAGATAATGATTTTAAATTCGTGTCCAATCTCTCCAATTCTCTCTTCATGTAACCGAACGATGGCACATAAACAGTTTTAGTCCCATCAGTAGTTAGTATCTCAAGGGGTACATCTTTCTGATCAGTTGTAATCGCCTCATTAATTCTCTCAAATGTTTTTAAGGAATTTGTATTGATTTCAAGTAGTTTCTTGAGCGAATTAGAAATAGAGTTGTTAGTATTCATATTATCTTAAAATATCGGCTTCAAATTGATAGTTTGCAGGATCAATGCATACTAGTTCAATATATGGTTTATTTGTTATTAATTGTGTTGCATCTATATCAGCTATCAATTGATCATATCCAGTAGTTCCACCAGTCCAGATTTTAATATTATTGCCTGACATGTTTATTGCATCAAATGTAATTTTAAAAGTTTGTCCACCTTTCCAAGCGACTAAACTATCATCAATGTATATATTAAGATTACTTTCAGGATCAGAAATTGTTCCATCTGGTTTTCTAATTAAACCCTTAAGACTTAATCTATTTGTAAACAGATCCAGTCTAGTCCAAATAGCAAATTTAACTGAACCGTTACCAGCATCACCTGCGTCAAACCACACGTTATCTGATAATTGAGTTGCTACCGCTTTACCTGCTATATTCCATAAGTAAACATTATTTAACGTATAGCCATCTACAGTGCTATTAATTTTAATTTTATTAGGAATAGTCTTATCAACTTCTGTACCCTTGCCGGCAAACAAAACATCAGTGTTATATTGTAATTCTACTGGAATAGTTCCGTCAATTAAAGAGTTAATTTTATTATGCGCTTTAGTAATTAGATCTAAAAGCGAATTTGAGTCCGCTAGTTGAATTGAACTATCTTGAAATTCCTGTTCCAATGACGCAACCCTATTTAATAAAGATGCACTTTGCTCGGATGCCGTAACCAGATTTTCAATACTGTCAAGCCTCTCGCCTATTTTAGCATATCTATTGTTTGCTTGTAATAAAAGTTCTGTTGCATTTTCTAATGCAGTTGTAGTATCCATGAATAAATCCATAGAAAACGTCGTAAAGTCATTTACGCTAGTTTCTACACCAACATTATCAAGTGATGAATTAAATTTTAGATTTAACTTTAACGAGAATGCGTTACCATTAAGACCAGTAACTTCATTTGGTTTATATTTAATCTGTTCGTTAATTTTAGAACCGGGTCCATAAGAATCTTGAATATCATCAAGAATTAAGATACCGTATAAGTTTGTAGCTCTATTGGCTGGCACTGACTGGCTATAGATGTCATAGTATACAAGAATGGCATTAAAAGTAAACTGTTGACCCTTTTTAGCAAAGTCAAGTAATGATTTAATTTCAGGATTTGTATTAATCTCCTCATATGCATTAGCATCAAACTGAATACCTACACTATTAGTAGCATTAGTTTGGATGTCATAATAAGCCCCGCTACTTAACGTATAGCTATCAACAATTGCATTAATATTAATATTAGGATCAGGGTGTGTTTGACCCTCTCTGCCCTCGATATAATCAGATGTATATAATTTAGTAGCTGTAGTATTGTAGTTTGTTGGTTTAAATAAAACAGTAGGTGTATAACCAACTGAAGTAGGAACATTAATATAAACCTCGTGATATGTATTGCCTTGATATGCAACATCATTCTCAACATCAATAGTTCCTAAATATTTAACAACTCTATCATAGTTCTCACTAGCAAGTACACCATTAACCTTTTCGGTATAATTACCTAATAGAGTTTGATTAGAATCTGCCGTAATAAAATCAATAGCGCCTAACGAAGATAGCCATTTAAAGAAAATCTTTTCAGAATCAGATTGTAAAAGAATTGGATCATAATCGTCATCTTTTAACAAAAGTTCTTCCATGTTTAACGCATAGTTCTGGAATGTTTGTGCGAAATCAACGTTAGGCATGCCAGCAACATAAGCTTGACCAGAGGGTTGCTTAAGATTTAATTCAAAGTCTATTGTGTTAGAACCATTAACCGAATCAGTAAAATCTGGAAGATCTAACAAAGCATATTTGCTAAACTCAAAATTTAAGTCTGAACTATTAAAGGCCCTAGTCATATCCCTCGCAGAAGACGCAAAAGCATACATTGTGCCACCCATGGGCTGTGGTATTCTAACTAGTGGAGTTGCCATTTATTAATTAAATTTTGTTTTATACTATGTCAGTATTGTATGCTGAAATAACATACCATACATTATTAAAGCATCTTAGTGTTACTGTTGAGTTTTTACCTACAAGCGAGATAGTAGTTGCTCCAAGTGATTCTTGACTTAGGCCTGAAACAGATTTAGAAGTATCCGATGTATTGATAATCGTAACCTCTTGGCCATCTACAGCTTCAGGTAATGTAAAGTTAGCTTCAACAAAATATGTAATCGCAGTGATTGCAGTTGGTGTAACTTGTGTAGTCGGTACAGCTGCTGTACCCAATACCCCACTTTTAACTAATGTTCCGTTAAGTTTAGCAACATTGCTAATAGTAACTGGTGTATTAAACGCAGCTCCTAAACTATTAACAGACAATAGACTTGTGCCGTTTAATAAAACTAACAACTCAGCGGTCGTTACTTTAGATACTCCGCTCAAAGCCGAAGTCGTTGGGTTTAATAGAGCCGTAACAGAAGCTAACTCATCATTTAGCAACTCAAAATTGCTATTGATGATCGGTCTCGATGAAGATACTGAATCAGTACCTAAAATTTCAGTGATGTTTGCCATTTTATTGTTTTTATTATTTTACTTTTAACATGTTTCGTTTTACAACATTTTTATTGCCGTGAGTGTCTTCCGCCTCTAATTGAATTGAATAGTATCCAGGTTCTTTAAAGATGTAAGTCAGCCACATATTATTATAGTATATATCAGTGATTTCTGGGTTAGTTATATTTGTGATAGTCCATTTGGCATTTTTTCTACCAGGGAACTTTGAAATATCAGTTGAAATCGTAATATGTGTTGATCTTTCAACTTCAGCATAGTCTGTAAACACTCGAGTATCATCCCATGTTGGGTTAAAATGTTCAACATGAGTCTCACCGGATACATTTGAATCAGAATTATCTCTAAAAAAAACAGTTTCAAAATCATATGTTTTTGAATATTCACGACCTACTGCTAAAATAAATCTAAATACGTCGCTAATATCATTGTCATCTAAATCCTCAAAGACCGCATTGTAGTTAAACTTACTAATAACGGGATCAATACTAGCATTTAATTCATCCATTATTTGTTTCCATCCATTTACGTCATTAACAGTAGTAGGTGTTGCATTTGTTATAGTATGCTGTCCAGTAGAAATTACGCCTGTTTTAGGATTTTTGTGTGTTATCACTAATGTATCGTATTGCTGGACATCATTAATTTTAAAACTAGAAGTTAAATCCGGGCCAACTCTCATAAAATTCCAAGCTAGATGTTTACTATCGCTATATGTAAATGTAGATTCGTCCCATGTGTAAGGTCCCGTAGTTTCACTAAAACCTGAATTAGAATAAATATCCATATATCTTCTAACAGTAGAGAATCTTATACCTTGATCTTCTTCAAAATGAATATAGTTTGCCCTGTCTAGCGTTAGATATAACGTAGCGATGTCTTCGTCAATCGTAGTAAGATTGTCCTGTGGTGAATTCCAATAACCACCTGATTTTGACCATGGCAGTTTTTTAGCATCCCATGATTGATCTTCTAACCACTTATAGATTCCGTAAAGTTCTAAATTCTTTAATTTAATATCGATAACATCATTCATCCTATAGTGAGATCTATGTCCAAATAGGTCATACGTCCTCATTTCCACGCTATAGGTGTCAGCATATGGTAATATCAATGGAAGTATTAAGTAGTCATCAATGGCTCCCCTGTATGTCTGGTTATAGCCCCTGTCTTTACTTGTAATAACCCATTCAATTTCATAAACCCATGCCTTCCACCAGTTATCCCAAGTTACCTTAAGATTTGAATTGGCATCCACTGCATCTTCCCATGTAAAAAGAGCTTCGTCCCAAATATCATCAAAAGACTCTGTCCCATCTAAAAGAACTGGACATCCAATTGGAATATTAGGGTTATAGGAATAAAGTTCTCTATCGTGATATGTTTCATAAAAAGTACTAATTATACTTTTTAATTCAGTTCTATTTGCAGTAGTTAAATCATCTTCATTACCAATCCCTAAATTTAAGAATAAGTTATAATTATTAGTATCATTATTTTGGTCCAAACTAGGTTTAAGGACCATTGACATATCTTCAATAAATAATTGTCTATCGTTGGGAAAAACATTAAATTTAATATCGTGACCTTCACTAAAGAAACTAATTGGGTTTTGATTGTTCCAAACGTTTAAATTTCTTTGATCAAAATAATCACCTTCAGCGGTAATATCTATAATCCTAGCCTGTAATGGTAAATACTCTTTTTGTAATTTGTTCTTTAAACCATATAGTTTAATTAGGATTTCTTCTGGCGTGTAATCAAACGTTTCAGTTACATTAGGAATATCCCATTGATCAAAAGTACCATTAGGTTCATTTAATCTATAGACAAGACTAAACTTGCTAGTCTTCTTCATTGTATTAGATGGTAACTTAAATGCTAATCTTTTTCTAGTAGCTTCACCTCTAACTGAAGAATGTGGAACTGGCACCGCAAATAATTTACCAAAATTCTTAACAGAATTATCTATATTTAACCAGTATTCTTTTAACGTGATTTTATCATAACCGAAAAAGTCGATTGCATTTAAAACAGCTTTATATGTACCAACAAATGGCTTAATGTTATGTAACTCTAAAAGTAACTCTTTTCTTTTTCTGTTTAAAAGAATATAATCAGGCGACATTTCGCTAATGTCATGATCTTTAAATAACATAAAATCAGCTTCGCCTAATGTTGCACCGAAATTAGAAAGTAAAACTTTAAGCCTCTCATCTTCAGCAACCACTTCACCATAAAATTCAATTACGGCAATAAGAGTTTTAACACCGCCAGATAATTCATATAAGTTTAAGTTTCTAAGATGAGGTCCCTCTTTAGTGGAATTTAGCGCTATATTAAGTTGAATAGCTACATTGCTCTGTGTGTTTAAATGTTTAACACCATCTGTAATTTGATCAACGTTTGAGTTATCAATTAAATCAGTAACATATGTTTTTAATTCTTTAACAACAGGAATATTACCAGTGTGATCTATATCATATAGGGTAATATCTTTGCTATCTCTGCTATTAAATTCTTCCCACTCAAACACAAACTTAGTTGCATTAGCAGTCTCCGCGACTGGGAAATTTATGTTTGGATCACCATTAAAGATACACTCTTCTAGAATAAACAGATTGACTGTCTCGTATAAACCAGCGGAAACTTCTGCTAAGTGGATCGTGCCCTGATATACCCCGAGGTTATCTTTCTCGAAGTTTAAATCATATTCTAATCCCTTAAAAAATCTTAAATTATTATACATTATCTAGTTTGATTGTCGTCTTTTTTAACGGTATAATTTTTGTAATTCTTTAAATACCTAGTTCCCTTTAAAAGGTTCTTGATCGCATCTTCTAAAAAGATTAGAAAATGTTGCATTGTTTGATTTCTTTGAATGTGACCAGAAAGTGATCTACCTATAAATTCACTAGGTGGCAAAGCATCATAGTTGTAACCAACATGAAGTCTTTCGTCCTTTCTAGCCTTAGTAGTGTCATATCTTTTAACACGTTTATATCCAAGTAAATTATCAAATAAACCCATTATTTAAGTGCTTTTCTATTTCCAGCCTGCATTCTAGTGTATATCGTTCTAGGAACTGGTTCTGCTTCGAAGTTTATACTAACAGCAGCCTCGGAATTAATCAAAACATCATCAACGATTTCATCACCGTCTCTGTCTTGCCAGCCACCTCTAAATACTGCAACTTCTTCTTTTTCCATTATAATGTCACCCCATTGATCAAGGCCTTTAACAGTATAAGGTATTTCAGTGGTGTCCGTAACAGGTACTACTTTAACATCTTCAATTCTTTTAAAGTAAACATATTTTTGTTTACCATTACCAACAGTTTCTAACGTCACGGGCTCTTGTGGAGCAATTGTAACATTAACTGATTCATAATAACCTAATCTTCTAGCAGTCTCTTCAGTTTCTGAAATAAATCTAACGTTAACTGCATCAATACCTTCAATCTCTTCTAAGATATAGATGATATCAGATTTTGGTAGTTTATCTCTTCTTGTAATATTCAGTAAATATTCAGACACTTTAGCTCTAACTGCATTATAGATTTCATCTTTAGTGTAACCTTCGAAATATCTAATATTAATATCAATACTATAATATCTTACTTGTGGCTTAACAAAAACAACTTCAGTAGTTACCATTTGTTGGCCACTATCTTCAAGAACTTTATGCATTGCATCATACTCGCCCTGATCTAAAAACATCTCTTCTTGTGGTATTGTAAAATAGTCTTGATTTTTAGCCAATTTCTTTTTAATATCTGGTACTGCAAAAATATAGATAACATTATCGTCATCTAAATATTGATCATCGGTTGTGTTATATGCATCTATATAAGAGAACATGTTATACCTTGATAAGAAATATTCATAATTGTCTGGCGTTGCCAGTACAAAAGACTTACTTGCCATCGGAGTCATAATCTTAGTGAATTGTGTATTCTCTCTATCACTGCCCATTTTTGGTGATGAAGTAATAGTTACGTCTAAGAATTCATTTAAGTCATGTTCAGTTCCATTTGAATCAGTACCCGTTGCATCCCATTTAATAGTTAAATCCGGCGAATCATCAAGATTACCAGCTAAACCTCCGTGTTTTACATATTCTACTTCAATAATTGCACCAACCGGTGGCACCATACCAAAACTACCATTACCAAAATAAAGGTCTAGACCTCCACTAATTCCTGTTTTAATTAAGTATGCCTTTTCATTTGAACCTAAGTCATATAATGAATTGTGTTTGGTCCAAAGTTCACCATTAACACTAACCGCAACTTTGCTGTGATCAGTAATACCACCAGTATTAATACTAAATGACTGCAATTTATTACCATCACTGGTTACTGTTTGTTTTTCAAATTTACCTTGAATAATAGCAGTCTTAAATGAATTGTAATTTGTTTTCTCTAATTTAAACTTATCTTTAGAATTTAAAAGCGTGTATGTTAGGCCATTAATATCAAATTTAAGTTGAGCTCTTGCATCTATGTTTAACGAATTCCCGGCTACTTTACTTAAATCAGCTCCCGGTTTCCATCTAAATTCAATTTCACCAGTTGCTGCAAAACCCCTGGTTGCATCATGACCAGTTAATCTAGACATTCCATAAATAGACTCCGGCTGTTGTGCAGTGTATATGTTCTGCTCTACTACAGAATCTTCAATATAGAACATGATTAATTCTACCATTTCTGATAGAACACTGATTATTTGTGCGAATGGAGATGCCACGGTAAATAGAGTATTAGCTCTATTGTACACTCTAGAAATATAGGTTCTCGCATCGCTAGTAATATTATCAGCGCTGGTTCTAATTGTACTTAAAAATTTTAATTCGGCCATTATTTGTCTTTACTTTTTTATAGCATACTTACTTTAATAGCATATCTACTATCTATCGTAATATCTATATATGCAATATCTCTAACTTCACCTTTCATAAAATTCACCTCAGTTTTAATGTTATATTTTGTCGCAAGCGGACAATAGTGATTTATTTGATCAGTTATTCTAGATCTTATGTTGTGTTCATTTGATCCAAAGTCATATATAAGTTCCTCTAAACCGCAACCAAAATTAGGAGTACCCATTACCTCTCGCTTATTAGTGAATAGCAACGTTTGTATCTGCGTGATCAACATTTCTATCTCACTATTAGTCTGAACCTGTGTTTCATCGTAATTCGGGTCGCTCGGATATTTTATATATAGTTCCATTTATCTATGTATCTTATTTATTTAAGAGTGCATCATCCAATCAACACCTTCATCTCCTTTGATCTCTTCGTCAATGGCTGCTAACTCATCATCTCCCATGGATTTAATAGCATCGTAATCAAAATCAACATTTCCGGGTAAAGCAAATTTAAAAATACCTAATTTAGTACCGATTGATTGTTTAATTTTAGCACTAACATATCTAAAGAAAATTTCATCGCTATATAGCGCACAATCTGGTATCGTCTCATACACCTCAAGAATAACATCTCCTTTAGGTGTATCACCTAAGAATTTTAATTCACCGGTTAAACTTGAATAATTATATGATATGGGATTCTCTAGAATCTGTCTAGATAAGTCTGCCATCGAAGCATTCAATACATAATATTGTAATTCTTCTGCAGCCTCAGCCATTCCAGAACCTTCATACATACCTCTAAATAGCATTCTTTCCATAGAAAAGTCAGAACCAGATTGGAATCTTAAATCCATTCCACCACCGCCGCCATTCCATCCAGAAGCTAAGTCATATAAACCATAAACCGAGTATACTCCACCGCCACCATCTAAACCAGGGCCTGGTAAATTAAGTGCTCGGTGTGATTTAAAGTAATCAGTACTAAATACATTACTTGGTATATGATAGAAATTCTCTTTTACAGAGTACTCATATTTTTTATAGAACCATTTTTTAGCTCTCTTAATAATATTAATGATTTCTTTTTGTGGTAGATTGATAGGAACCATACAGGCTCCAGTAATATCATCTGCTACTTCGTCTAAGAATAGATTTAAACAGTTAGGATCAAAATACCTTCCGGTAGTTAAATCATTATTTGAGCCGCTTATAATTTCACCCATTTTTTATTTATTTTATTTTTTTACTTACAACAATTTCTGTTTCTTCAAACCTAGCATCTTTGCTAGTGAAGCCCTCTCTAAATATACCACCTATCATTTTACCCCTAAACATAGTGTCTCTGCCGGCAACATAACAGTTGGTTAATTCACAACTACCATGCGTATAACTAGATTCAACTTTAGAGTCTTTCACTTTAGTAGCTCTATATAAACTACCCCACATAACAGCAGAACTCGTGATATTGCAGTTATAAAAACTACAATTAGTTAAATTACCTGCAAGTTCACAATCAATAAATTCAAAATTTTCTAAAAGATAAACAGTTGGAAATTTACCATCTTTAACCTGTACCGCGCCATAATCTGAATCGTAGTTTATAACACCAGCGGTCATTGATCCATTTACAATAAGATCCATAACTCTATTTTTAAACCTTTCCCATTGTACTCGTATAATAGTTGGATTATCTTGTAGATCGACTAATATTTGTATATCTGGCCAGTGCTCAGATACTTTAGAGTAATCTTTGAGCATATCCATTATGGGTTTATTCTTATTTATAATTCTCTGTAATTCAATTTTATTTTCAGCAGTAAAACGAGGATCGTTACAAGAGTTCCACATTTGCATTAGGAACCTTTCAATTAGGTATAAAATATTATCCGTTTTTTTCTCATAATCTGCACCACCCAAATATCTAAACTCAAGATAGTTCTTTTCTTTTTTAGAAAAGTTTATACCATAATATTTCGTATCGGCAAATTTAAAATTATTTGATGCTACTTGATTTGCATCAAAGTGAAATGCTTCCCATTTTGGCATTACCCATTTAATACTTTTAGCGTATGCTGATTTTTCTCTGTTTGGAAAAAACTTATAGATTTGTTGCTCATCAAAGTCTAAGATAAATTTAAGAACATTCATCTTAGAAATAAGTGCAGGATCCTCTAAATATTTTTTATCGAAAGATAAATTAATGTGGATTGACGCCCTATCATTGGTATATCCATTTTCAGATATCCAATTAAGCATTTTAATTACCATAATCCTAGCGTTTCTATACGGAATAGGACCAGTAACTAACTCGATTAGGCCTTTACCACCAGACATGTCTGGTTCCATTTTAAACTCTTCAGCTGAAGGTTGAAAATCAGAATGTGCCTTATCTTCTAACCTAATTTTTCGATCTAGAAGCTTTGCCAATGATTTTTGGGTAGCTTCTAGATCGAAATTAGAATAGAATTCAAACTCAACACCCATAAGTGCCGCGTTCAAAATTGATTCTCTTGAGGAATCTATAGTTAATTTTTGCATATTAAGATTATGATATTATCGTTTGAATATATATCACGCTCTCGATGCGATAGTTATTAAGGCATTTTCAAAAATACTTTCATTGACTCAACGTCAATTCTGGTAATTTGTACCGTGATTGGATCTCCGTTCTTAAATACGCTCATAACTTCTTCACCAACTTCGCTTACATGTAGTAGTCCAGTCACTCCTTCTTCAATACTAATAAATAAACCGTAGTCTTTTTTAGTTTTGACAGTAGCTTCAACTACTGAAGGAATTTGATATCTAGATTGAATATCACTCCATGGATTAACAGTAGCATTAGCCTTTTGAGTAAGTGTGATCTTAGTATCACTGATAATATCCTTAACGATAAATGTGATTTCATCACCAGGCTGAATCTGTCTAGCTTTGAATTTAATAAGAGTTTCCTCATCTAAGTCGTTATTATGGATCATACCAGTCAAACAACCATTAAATTCAACAAATATACCATATTTAGCAGTACCTGTTACATTACCTGTAATTTCAGCACCTTGATTTGCTTTTATGTTTTCAATCTCGTTTGGAATTAAAGCCTGTAGATATTTTCTGTGAGAAACTACCAATGTACCTCTATCTGGTGAGAAACTTACAGGAACAACATAGATTTCAGTACCAATAATAGAACTAAAGTCATGTAGTTTATTAATACCTGCTAATGAACCTGGCATAAAACAATCAATTCCCTGAATATTTACCATATAACCACCATTCTCAATCATATGTGTAACTTTACCAACCCATGCGGTTCCACCAACTTCAACGGCTTCTCTAAGATCCATAAAGACTCTGTGTTTTATACCACCGTTAATTGATCCGACTACATGTGAGTTGTTATCAGTTGAGGTAATTAAAACTGATGTTTCTTCACCCGGTTTTAAGGCTTGAATCGCAGCAGGTTCCTTATCATATTTAACATATATTAGTTCTCTGTAACCAATATCGACACTAATAAACTCTGAGCTAATACCATAAACCGTTCCAGTATGAATTTCTCCAACACCTACAATAGTTACCATATTACCCAAAGCAGCATCATGTGCGGTAAGCATGTCGTACATTTCTTGAGCATATGATTCTCTAGAAAAGACCTTATCGCCATTCATGGTTTTAATATGTGGATTTGGTTTTTTGGTTTTTGATGGGCAACTAGCTTCATAAGCATCCCACATGAAGTTTCCCTCTTCATCGTAATAATCATCCGATATATCACCACCATCTGATTTAAGATCTTTTAAGTTTTCGACCGTGATGTCTAGTTCTTCAACTTCTACAGTATTGACTTTAGTTTCGCCAATTCTGATCCTTTTGTTTTTTTCGTTGTTCATTTATTTTTATATTAAAGGTGTAACATATTATATATCTATTTATTTTTAGAAGACTACCGGTACAAAACCTACCATCGGCACGGGACCTACTGGTGTTGGTATACCTCCTAAATAGAGTAATTTAAATTCTAACAAGTGTAGAGCATATGCCGCGGCAACTGCTGTAGAAACCGCAAGTGCTGGTGGTTGAGGTGCTGGCAATACACTAAATGTTTTACCAGTATTCCAAGCTCTTCTAAGATTTTTAGCTAGTCTCTTTTTACCACCATAATAAATCGGTATATAAATACCAGTTAATGGTGGGGGAATTAAAGCTGGCAAAGCAGATGGTGATGGAGCAAATGGTTTAACTAAACATGCATACCAATACGCAATAGTTATTTCAGCCATTTCTTCATATGGATCTCCACCTGGCCAACTAAAATTTATATCAACATCCTCCTCTGCCGTGTCACATTCGTCAGCTGCTTTTTTAGCATCAATAACCTGTTGTCTTTGAAACTTAAAAATAGTACCGCCGGCGTTTGGGCTTATATTAATAATATCATCAGCTGACTTAACATTTTTAATGGCTCCGGGAATTTTTGCCCAATGTATATCGTACTCTAATTTTTCATATTGTGCCGTTACATATGTGTTGTCTTTTTTCCACCAAATCACTTTAGTATCGTCGGATACACCGTATTTAAAACTCATTTCAGATCCGTTGTCATATGAAAAAAGAGCAACTACATGGTCCGTTAAAATTTTAGGTCTTTTGCTTGGATAATCTGGCAAATTATGTTCCCTGTCAAAAGAAACCTGTATTTTGTATTCAGAGAGTGGACAGTCTGACATTTTAAAATTGTCTAAACCGGCTTCAAACGCCGAACTTACACCATCAACCAGGGCTTGCCAATCATATCCTGCGCCCTCTATATCTGTTCTAGCTTTTTCACTCACATTAACGTATGGAAATCTACCGACAAAATAAGTACCTCCAACCGCTCGCTGTATTTCAGTAAGATTATTGTACTTTGATTTACCTAAACTGGTGGCCCATAATTTATATTTGTCTTTTTCTTCTTGACTGGACAAATTGTGATATTGCTGTAATAATCTATTTGCAAATGACTTGGCCAAATCTGATACAGTTTCTGAACCGTCTAAACATTCAAACTCAAAAAATCTAAACTTATATAAGTTTAAACTCTGTTTGTAATCTTCAACAAATTTATTAAATTTCTTTTGTTGTTTCTTTTCTTCTTCGATTGGATCTGGCTCTTCAATGGGTTCTGGACAAAAATCGGTATATGCTGGATGAGACTCTTTGCCCATTTCAATTATATTACCGTCTTTATCTTTCTGGTCTAATAAAGGAATATCGCCCTCTCTTAATATTCTTTCAAACACCAAGCCATAACCCTGTTTTAAAAGAAACTCTGCCGCTGGATTATTAGTATGTGTTGCACCAAATGGTGTCATTGCTAATCCCTTTATTGCCTCTAGATATCTTTCTGCTACTCTTACACCAAAATCATATCGACCACTTAATGGGTTTAAATTAATAGCATTAATCATCGATGTCGGATCAGTCGTCAAGTTAGCATTAACTGGATTTCCGGGTTTAATAGATTCTATTAATTCTGAAGATGGGGGGAAAATAGGCACTTGATCCTTGCCAACTTTTGGCAGATCATAAGATACCATACCGCCACCCGGTTTAGTAAACGACTGCCCCGATATATCGGACGCTAATGCTGGTATAAATGATGGCCAAAGTGCGGGCATAATTATTTACCTTTTTGTTGATAGTTAATATGAGTGCTCGATAATTTTCCTACTGTTATTGGAGTTGGTGGCATTGGGGGTCCAGAAGGACCCACGCCAGTTGGATGTATATGTGCATTATAATCGTCTAACCACATTTGTAACCAATCCTGTAGAGATTGACCCCTCACTGCTGGTTCTGTTTCATCTGCTCCCGGCTCGCCCGTATTTGAAACGAATATATCACCACAGTCTAAGAACATTTTAGCATCTGTACTGATTTTTATAAATCCCTCTTCGTCCATTTGAATGATTGGGCGCTCTTTGGCACCGCTACCTCTTGTGATAACTAAACCATCTTCAGGAGAATGATAGATCCTTACGTTGCGCACAGCATCATATACTAGCGATATAACATCATGTGGTGCATCAGAAGTTTCTAAAATATCTGACTTAAGATCTGTATTTTGATCTATTTGAAACCAGTATTCAGGGTGGTAGATGTTACCGTTGTCAAAACGAACTGCAACAATATCACCAACTCTAGGTACTGCATGTGCACCAACTTGATCCCTATTCATAGGGGTTGCCCACGGAATTGCATCATCAGTTAGTTTATCAAATTTACCATAAACTTTAACCCTACATCTTCCGTTTAAAAGAGGATCTTCGTTAACTACAACTTCCCCAAGCCAGTGTTGATCCCTTAAATTATCTTTAAAAAGTTCATCAGCCATTATTCGTATACATTTTCGTTAAGTGAATTATCTGCACTACTGTCAACACCTGGTGTATAAACTCTTTCGCCTAAGTTTCCGTCTGGGCTACTATCAACAGCAGGACTGTCGTACATGTTATTAGGAGTAATATTACCCTTTTTAGGTTTATTAGATTTACTTTGTGTAAACTGTCTAGCTAAATTTATAACACCATTAATACTACCAGCTTCAAGTGCGGTATTAATATCACTGAGTGTTCCTAATGCACCACTAGCGCCATGTACATTATCTAAAATTAGCGCCTTTACTTTATCCATACCAGCATTCGCCAAACTAGCTGCCGCCCCCGTTAATCTTTCAGGATAAACAGCACCCATTGGATTTTTACCAAAACCAGGCAAACTATTTTTTAAATTATTAAATCTATTTACCAGCGAACCGGCGATACCATTTACCTTATCACTAATTGCATTCTGTGCATTTGCCAGTGGATTAAATGGAGACTCTGGATATAAACCATCTCCGGGTTTTGCCCCGGGTATAAGATCTTTATCATCAACTAACGATATATTTTCTCCGAATTTTTGATTAGTTAATAATGCAGTTTCCCATGTAAAACTTAATTTAGGTCTCTTTAATTCAGGCATCTTAGATGCATCTGCAAACATGTCTGCAATTGAATCTTGTTGCCATTCACAATGACCTAATTCAAACATTAAATAAGGTCTGGCATCTGCAGTAAATTGACTAACTAATCCAACATCAAATTTTCTACCATTTTTATCAATATTAGTTTCAGAACCTTTAGCTCTAGGAATTATATTTACAGATTTACCTTCGTTGTTTTTTGCCATTGGGGATCCATATAAATCTAAGTCCCTGGCACCAGTATCTTGTTGAAATGTTCTAACTTCTGACATTACTATCCAAACCCTAAAACGTCTTAGGTTTTTAGGTAGTACTTCAATATATCTTTCATAATCATAACACGCCTTTTTATACAAAGACATTAGGCCAATTGCAGTTAATTCAATATTCTCTTCTAAACACTCAATATCGATTTTAGGTTTTTCAGAACCTCTCCAAGGCTCATCCATTTTACCGTATGTTTGTGTTAATTCTAGACCACTAACCTTTTGCCAAAACCAGGGCATTTCAGTATTAATCTTCATCAAAACCTTTTTAAAGTTTTCAAGATATGCAGCGTAGTTAGTTCCCATTGGACCATCGACAAACTTTTCTAAATACTCCTTTGCAGGACCTGACATCAAAGGAGAGTGCTCCTTATCTACAGTATCAAACATGAGAAAAAAACTAAGATAAGTCGGATCCTCATTGATCTTTCTTAAAATAGAACCTTTTCTAAATTCATTAATATGTTTAAAATCTGCCATATAGTATGTATCCTTATTTTATTATCCTTACTTATCAGTAATGGTAACCGATGCTGTATTTGTAAATGTTTTACCTTCTGCTCGTAGTGTAATAGCAAGATCGTATGTTTGGGGGTCAAATGATCCTGTTTGTGAGAGATCCAACACCCACGTTCCATTCTTTTTAACTCGCATTCCGTAAGACG